CTTCTGGCTCAACCTTTTGATTTGGATCTCCGAAGATATACCCATCGACAAATCCATTTTCAATTGCTGTCTGTGGGCTCATGTAACTATCTTTGTCCATAAGAGCTTGTATCTCTTCTCTACTCTTTCCAGTCTTTCTAACGTAAGCATTAATAATACCTGCGTTAAACTCTTTAAGAGCGTCAGCTTCCATCTCCATGTCTCTGTAGTCACCTGAAGCTTGAGACTGAGCATTATGAATCATAAAGATTCCTGTATCAGAAATAAGGGCTTCATCTGCTGCACACACAATAAGTGTTGCTGCGGACATTGCACTGATAACATGAACTGTTACCTTGCCCTCATACTGTTTAATTGCTGTGTACATTTCATAGCCGTATACGCATACACCACCAGGTGAATTAATTTCAATAACTACATCATCACCTGCTGCATCTGCTAGGCCCTCTTTAATCAAGTTTGGATAAGCTGCATCCATACCAAAATAGTTGTATAGCCAACCGACATCATTTGATACGATTGGACCTTTAATCTCAATTTTCTTCATCACTTTCCTCCTGTATAAATGCTTTATTAGCTTGAGCTAATCTCTCATTTTCCATCTCAAGAGCTCTTACATTATCCTCAAAATCAGTTCCGTTGATTGCGGCACATTCATCTTCATGGGTTGAGAGTCCGTTTTGAATTCTTGTTACTGCCGCATTAACTTCTTGAACTGGGTTTAATACTCCCTGTGCAGGACCAGTCCATGTAGCATTTGTGTATGCTTTTCTGATTAATGGGTCAGCAAAGAAGCCTGGCATATTGATACGGCCTTGGCTTACTGCTTCTGCAAGCCACATTTCATATACTTGCTGGCAAAAATCATCCACAAACCATTTGCGCCTCATAGAAAATGATTTCCAAGTTTCATTCAACGCTCCCTTGGATGCACTAAAGCTTGAATTGAATTTCTTTAATAACACTTCTGGCGATATTTCAAGAGCTGCACCTATCAAGGTTGCAAAAGCGTTTACAAATGTGTCGTAGTTTTGTGATGGGTGCTTGGATTCAACAGCTTCAACACTTTCGTTTTCTTTTAGGAAATTGATAGTGCCGTTTCCCAGTTTTATCTCATCATCCTTATCTGGCTGAACTTGTGCCCAGTCTTCATCATCAACACCTCCAAAATCTTCAACATCATTTCCACTTTCAGTTTTGATGAATAGTGCAAACATTGAATTAATTACAGCAGCCATGATTTCAGCTTCTGTATATCTGGTTAATTGCTTGATTGCTGTAATAACAGGTGCTAAAAAAGGAACTCCTCTATATTGCTCTGCTCTTTCAGCGTTGAAGATGTGCAATATATTAGGGTTCCCTGTCCTTTTTCCTCTTTTTAATACTCTAGCCCACTTAGTGGTTTTGCTTTCGTATTCTCCTGGGAAGGTAGAAGATATCCAGTAAGCTACTACTTTGCCATTTGAATCTATCTCTACTCCGTTCATGATGGTGTTGCCATTGGTTATCTTTGGGTCATATCCATCATATTCACCATTAAGGCTATTTGGAGTTGAAATTCTATCAGCTGACACCAATCTTAGCCTTAATTCATAAGGCATGAAGTCTGTTTTTTCTCCATATGTGAGCTGTACAAACTCTTCACCATTCCTAAGCCAGTCATTGAATGCTATTTGTTGCAGCTCATAGAAGTTATTTAGGTCGCACACATCACATAGTGTTGAGTTTGCCCATATGGCAAATTCTTTTTTTATGAGATTTTGCAGCCTTAGAGCTTCATCTGCAGACATTCCAAGAAATTCATAGTCAATCTTAGGCTTTGGTTTTAAACCTGTGCCTACAACGCTGGTTCTTGTTGAGTTAACTGCAGCTGCTGCAATTGGAGCGTTCATTGTAAGGTCTCTAGTGCGCTCTCTTAACAGTTTTCTGTTTTCTTCAATGTCACTTTTTGGTGATAAACTATCAGAGTGATATCTTTCAGCCCATGTAGCGGTACGTGAGGCACCACCATGACTGTATCCTGAGTTGCTAAAACGCTCCATAGCTTCCCTTTGCACGTTGTAAGCAGCTGTTTTTGCTCTTGTACGTGCTAGTTGATTTTCCGCTTGGGCTAACTCAAGACTTTTTCTTGTCTCTCTAAGCCTTTTGGCATCTGCGAAATATCCCATGCATTGCCTCCTTTATCCTAATGGAACAGCTCTTACTACTCTTCTTTTAGTTGAGCCTGTACTCTCGTATGCATCTATAGCACTTTCGTATGCCGATATAGCTTCCTCAATTGATGCAAGAGATGCTCTGTTCATCTGTGTTGATCCAATGGTGTATGATTGGCCGCCATTAAGAATCTTTTTACGGGCTTTCTTGTAATCTTCAAGTGTAGCCAACGCATCTTCATACTGTTTCTTGGTCTTAATTATGACTGTCATATTACACCTCAATTCCTGATACTGACCTTCTGGTTATTCTGCGCTTTGGGTTGCGTTTCATGTAGTTGACGCCTTTTCTTAGCTTTTCCTCAAGCTTGTCCCAGTCAGGTCTGATTAATTCCTCTACAGCATAGTTATAATTAAAAAGGTCTAGGGGCTCATTTCTTGCGCCGCTAGGCTTTACCCATACCTTTTTAAGGAATCCATTTACTTTTTTCACTACCTGTTTTTCACAGGTAAGTCCTTTGAAATATTCTTCATCGTAGCCTCTACCTTCTCCATCAGGGAAATGACAATAGCCATCTCCTGGTTCTTCCAGAGATAGACGCTTAGTGATATCTTCTTTTCCAGAGTCAACACCAATAACATAAATAAGCGTGTGGTCAACAACTATCTGCTTACCTGCACGCTCTTCCTTGATATCAACTACTGTTCGCTTATATATTAACGGTAAATCAGGTTTACCTGCATAGCCTTTAATGCCATAGCACTTCTTACCTTTGCTACGCATTTTCTTAATCCACTTATAGGTCTTATTAGTAAAGTGACCGCCAGTGTCTATAGCAAAGCCTGCTATATTCAGCTCGGCTCCATCCTCAAAGTGGAGTGTTTGACTTAGGTATGTTTCTAGCTGGTCCCAAGGTTCATCTGTGATAAGGTCTCCATATATCTCCGTCTTATATATTCCCCATGATTCATAATTGCGAGCCCAGCCTCTTATTTCGACCTCAAATCGATTATCCTGAACATCCACAGCGGCGGTCAGGAGTAATACACCTTCTGGTATTTCAGCTTCATACTTTTCAGTTCTCTTCTCAAGTTCTTCATTGTCTACAGCATCATCAAGGTATGCTGTTTCTTCCCATACCTCGCCAAGGACGGTATTAATAAATACCTTCATGTCCTCTGGGTCGTGATACCTTTTTAGCTTTTCATCTGCGTCTTTGAAGTTCTCTATTATATCTATCCAATCAACAAATGGGCTTGCCATTTCATTTAATCTGAATGACCTAGCTCTTGTTCTTTCTGGATGCTTTGCTATCCATTTATGCTCACTATCTTTCCAGGCTCTTTCAGAGGATAGAACTCCACATTCTTGGCAGGCCATTGATACACTGTTGAAATCTATTCTTTTAAAGCTGTATGGCTGCCAAGCTCCACATTCAGGACACTTAACACACCATTCTTCCATTGAGCCTTTGTTATAGGCTGCCTCTATCTTACTTTTACCTGCTATTGTCGGTGTTGAAGTCTTAATATGCTTTTTGTTCCAGTAAGAAGTAGCACGCTTTTCTGCCAGTTTGATTGGATTTCCTTCCGAGCCAGCCGACTCAGGGAAGCGGTCTGTTTCATCCATCCATATGATGCGACGTGGATCAGAAGCAAGTGAGCTTGGTGAGTTTGCGCCACCTATTGCAATGTTTCCTCCTGGGTAGCTCTTTAAAAGTATTGTGTTGTTTGAGTTTCTTGCTTTAGGGTCTGCAACCTTTCCTCTTAACTGAGGGATATCTTCTATCATCTGAGATAGTCTTGTCTTTGAAAACTTTTCAGCATCTTTAATTGTTGGCATAACCAGCATTTGTGTAGCTGGTTCATAATCTATGTAATATCCTATTCCGCACATTATGATTGTAGTCTTACCCACTTGTGCAGAACTCATAACTGCAACATCCACAACCTCAGGGTCTGTTATGGCATCCATAATACCTTTTTGATATGGTATCGTATCTGTGGAGTAATGACCTGCTTCGTTTGAGCCTTCTGGTAATACCATGTAGTTATCTGCCCATTGGCTCAGTGTCATATTATCTTTTGGTTTGAGTGTGCTCGCTAATTTACTCATTAGCTGCAACGTATGCCAGCTTACTTCTCTATTCGTCAATATCCTCAACTCCTAACGAGCCGATTGTTTCAGGCGATATATCAATATGTTCATCTGAATAGAAGTCAGCTGCATCATAACTTGACAGCTCAGTTAGGGCGTTGTCAATTTCTAGCTTAAGTATCTTCTGTATCTCTGTCCTGCTTTTCCCTTCTAGTTTTTTGGCCAACTTGGAAGGGAGGGCGGTCATCTTCGATTTGAATTTCTCGAACATATCCGTCATTACCGCTTCGACATCCTCGGCTTTATGTACTTGTCCTTTTATTAATTGCAGTTTGATTTCTGTTATTTGTCTTTTAAGGTGTTCGTGCAAAGCTTTTTCTTCGTCTAAATCCAGTGAATCTGGGTCATCATCGGTTTTTGAATTAAGCTTTCCAGCATTGGCTAATTTGAGTGCTGTTATATACCCCTTTGCCGATTCCCAGAAAAAATATCTGCCCTTCGAATCACGTTTAACTATACCTTTTTCTGCCAGGTCTCGAATGGTCCTGTCTTTCACTCCCAGCAAGGCTTCAAGGGTTTTTGAGCTTACTATAATTTCTTCTAAATTTGTTGTCTCTTTTCTCATGCTGTTCACCCCTAGAATCGGCAATGTCCAAAAAATTGATATTTGTCTAGCCAAGCTTTGGGCTCGCCGACCCGCAAAGCGGTTTTTAAAACCTCGAAAGAACCTACTTTCGAGGATTTTCGTGTTGTTTTTGCCACACTTACCATTGTTGTGGTGCTTTATTGGCTAAAGAATCCTTGTTTTATGCTGCTTTCGGGGCATAAAAATACTACCTCTTTGCTTGCTTGATCTGAAGCTTTGCAAAAAGGTAGCTCTTTAATTGGATATTATTCTTTATTTATTAGCTTCTGCTCTTCCTCTTTATGCAATCATATAAGAGGGAGCCAGGGCACCCGACCCCAACACCCTGGACCCTGGCACCCTGTAAAAAATGTTTTTGCTTGGAAAAGTGAAAAAGACTGCAACAACTGCGGTCTTCTATCTTGCCTTTGCTTGGCACAATATCATTATAGCATGAACGAACCGAACAAACCGAACAAGATTGAAAATTTTATTGACAAATGTTTTTTAAACATTTATATATTTTAATCAGGCGGTAAAACTCCCCTCGCTTTATGCGTCAGGAGGTTTATATCGTGAATACTTATATAACTTTATCAGATTTGCTCCAGTTTGGACTTTTTATTATTGCTCTAATAGGACTTATTTTGAAAGTTAGAAAATAGACACGAAAAACCGCCCCGATAGTTTGGACGACTAGGGCGGTTTTTTCGTCTTTGTAGTTTATTAACTGAGGGGCGTTTTACCGCCTCTTTGTATAAATATATTAACATAAACGTATATTTTAAACAACATTTTTCAGTCATCCAGCGGATGGCTTTTTATTTTTCTTCTGTTTTTTTCAATTCGTTTATTTAAATATCTTTTTAATACCGTTTTAGTTTTTATCCCACACTTTTTAAAAAATTTTTTTCGACTAATTTTTCCTGTATTTACAAGGCTTTGGAGCACATCCCAAAAATCTTTTTAAAACTTTTTTGAAATTTTTGCTTGACATACTCACTCTCTGAGTGATACTATACAGTCAAGCAAGGCAAACAAGCCGAGCTAATAACCGCTAAGGGGGTACAGAAAGGATGGAAGACTTGAACAATCGAGAGTTGAAAGTTTTCTTAATTGCTTTTTTAAAGGTAGTTGAGAAAGCCAAAGACCTTGAAGAGGTCAAAGAGTTCTTAAAAGAAGAACTTAAAGCCTTAGACTAAGGCAAAAGAAAAGCAAGCGGCGCACCTGACCAGTAACCACTTGCAAGGGGTGTTAAAGCTAGGAGTTAGACCCTTAGCGATAACTACTTAGATTTTAACACCCTTTTCTTTTTAAGACAATAGGAACCATTAATATTTCACAATATCAGGAGGTAGAAACATGAATAGAACAGAAATGATTAACAAATTGAACCGCAACGATATTTCAGGTGTTGGAGCTATCGCAACAACTAAAGAAGGATTGACCTTATACTTTTTCTTCGAAGACATGACAGACAGCAAGGGTATAGACAGAGCTGCTAAACAGGCTCAGCAACTTATAGATGCCGCTGTATGGTCAAAGGTCGATTATATTCATAAATCAGATAGCCATCTTTACTTTGTGGATTACGAGGCACAGGACGGAAATTTTACAATGAGCTCTTTTTACAGACTATATAACAAGTCTTTCGGTATTGATTGGAGCTATAACAAATTTGGAGCTATGGTTTCAAAAATTTGCGGTGAGTATTTCAAATATGACTATAAACCAGCTACACACGGAATTATTGAGGTTGTAAAAATTCCTGCATAACTTTCTAGCCCTTCAAGAGGATTATAAGCGGTTCGCTACCGCTGGAGGGCTTTACCATAAAAATGTTTAAAAATGGAGGTTTGAAACTATGAGAACACAAAAGGAATTAAAAGAGGTTTTTAAAAATGAGTCTGCAAAGGTTTGGGGAAATGATACCAGGATGCACAAGTGGGCAATGGGTCAGGCTGCTTATATCGTAGAGCTTTCAGATGGTGACATCATCGAGATTGAAAAACCTTCAATCAAAAAAGATTTCTGTTTTGGCTATGGTATGTATGCCACCGCTACGGATGAAGAATTTTATAGAGCTGAGGAAAAAGTTGAGGCAGCTAGAAAAAACGTTGATTATTTCATTAATGAAAATTTAGCACCTATTAATGGAGCAATTGAAGCATTGCAAAAGGCTCATAGAAATGTTTATACATTTCTTGCATATTCAGGAATGAACGAAGGCGATTTATTAAAATCTTATTCAATTTTTAGCGAATGGGAAACACCGGAGAGTGAAGAATTTAGTTACAAATTCAATGGACTTTCAGATTTAAAAAAATTGTCTAGTGATGATATTCAAAAAATTATTGATGGACTTCAGGAAGTTAAGCAAGCATTTATTAAGCGCCTTAATACATACCTTAAAAAATACGGCTTGAGTAATGTAAATGCCTGGAGCTACATAAGAGATTAAGGATGTAAACCGACTTATCTAATTGATCAATACAATTGTTCAGCTTGCAAAATGCTAGGATTTGCAAACGATGAGTAATACTTTTAGATATGTTATATTATTTCTATCCTGCTGCAATTGTTCGGCTTCTAAAAATGTTTTTAGATGCTGCTGCACTCGCTCAACTTCTAAACATGTTTTAGATGCTGCTGTAATTGCCAGCCTTTAGAAATGTTTTAGATACTGCTGCAATGTTTTTGCACCGGTGCAATTTTATGTTTTTGCTGTCCTACCGGCTACACGGGGAGAAATGAGGGAATTATGACTATTAAAGAAATGCGTCAGCTCTTGGGATTGAGTCAAAGAAAATTTGCTGAAAAATATAGTATTCCTTATCGCTCCGTTGAAAACTGGGAGGAAGGCTCTAGAAAATGTCCAGATTATGTTTTGTTACTTCTCGAAAGATGTGTTTTAGAAGATGCCGCAAAAGAAAATGATTAACATATGATTATTTTGCCTTTATACCCTATCGCTTTGAACAAAATCAAGGTTTATCCATGTTTTGTTGAACTCAATACTATGTTTTTTATGTGAAATGTGTTGCGCATCTACGAGTTATGATATACAATGTATATCAATAAAACAATTATAGGAGGTATCTTATGCAAGTAGCAGTATCTAAATGGGGTAATTCGCTAGGAATTAGGATTCCAGCAAATGTTATTTCTGCTTTATCTATCAAGAATGGCGACAATATAAATTATGAGCTTAGGGACAATGAGCTGATTCTAAGAAAAGAAATGTCTACTAGAGAAATGTTTGAGCAATTCTATCATAAACCTATGGAGGAAATAACTCTTGCTGATGTTGGCTCAGCTGGAGTAATAGACTGGGGTGATGATGTAGGGGGTGAACTATTCTAATGTTTTCTAAAGGTGATATTGTTATGGTTGACCTTAACCCTATTAAGGGGCATGAGCAAGGAAATTACCGCCCTGTTTTAGTTTTAAATGATTTGCTTTTGCCTAGCGGTTTAAATGTTGTCGTACCTATTACTAGCAAAAAGAAATCATACCCCCTTGAGGTTGAATTAGATTCTAGGACTCAAACACAAGGTGTTGTTTTATGTTTTCAAATTAGGACTGTGGATTTAAGCGCAAGACCCTGTAAATTTGTTGAAAAAATACCTGAAGATTTACTTAGCACTTGCGTTGATTATGTGAAAAGAATTATGGATTAATTGCGAATCAAGCCCCTGATGTTTTTCAGGGGCTTTTATGTAAGGAGTTTTTATGAAACCTGATGTAAAAAATTATGCTCGTATTGATAATTTGGATATCTATGTTTACGCTTATCGTAAACTTACTGAGAGGGAATTTGCTCTTGCTGTAAAAACTTATTTACAAGAGCACCATCTAAAGAAGCTTCCTGCATCTGGGGAGATTGCGATCCATTTCCTGTTATGTAGCAATCCAGAAGATTTCCTATAAAATCCTGAATTGCGTCATTCCCTTGCAATGTGATTGTGTGATTTTCTGTTAATGGTGTGATTTCCAGTATATCGTCATGTTTATATAAGCCATATGATAATTTATTTTTCAATGTTTTTCTCCTATTCATTCTCTAATACCTCTCTAACCCTCTGCAATATATGATATGGTCTACATTTGCATAGCCAATCATCACTGACTAACCACTTAATATCATCCAGCTTTTCCAAATCTCTAATAGTTAATTCCGTCATATCGTCTTGTGTCATGTGGTCGCAATTAGGATAGAATTTACATTCCTCACATAATTCTGAATGATAATCACTGCTTGCCTTTAGACAATATATTCTGTCTGTCCTTGTTACTTCTATTGATTCTCTATCCATTCTCACTACCTCGCTTTTCTTCGTATGGTTTTGGTAAAGGCATCCATGCCAGAACGTCTCCGATATCCTCATAATTTTCAAAATATCCATCTATGAACTCAGTACCTACAACTGTACCGAATCGTGTAGTGATTAAAACTGTTTGTTCTTCCTCGGGTACTGCGCAATCCCACATGAGAGTGTATTCATCACCGTATAATTCTTCTTCTTCCTCTGTCATTGGTCTAATAGATACTGGATTCCATGCAGGAATTTCTACTAGAGGGCAACTATCAGCACGTTCAGTACTATCTATGTTTACAGACAGCAATGTTATACAACAGGTACGCCCCTTATAACACATATCGCAATTATTACAGCTTTTAGGCATTTCCATATCAATTGCTAACATCTTCATCCTCCTCATTTTAGGGAGCCTTTAGTCAGCTCCCTTCTCCAGTTCTTTAAGAAATCTGCTCATTTCTACTCTTACAGAATCTTCTGTATTACCTGGTCCTAGCTTCATTGCTATTTCTAGCCATCTGAGATTGTCCACATAGCGCATTTTTAGAATCATGCGCTTTCGGCTATTCTCGATAGAATCAATAAACTGTTCTACTTCATCTAATGTTTTGGCCAGCTTTGACTCTAGCTCCTTCAGGCGGTCTCTGCGTGATGTGAGAAGTGCTCTTTTGTTGTAATATTCTGGGTATGGAAACCCTTGTATCTTAAAATGCTGCGTACCTCCCATTCCTCCATTAACACTATCTTGAACCTGGTATTTGTTATCGTAAATTTGAAGCTCTCTTTCTGTCTTTGCTATACGCTTTTTTGTGTCTTCATATTCTCGTCTTAAGTCGTCGTATTGTTCTAGTATGCTTTTGTCCATCGGCTCCTCCCTTTTAAAGTGCATCTTTACTTTTCTAGCATTAAATACTTTTTTGCATCTTCTGTTATAGGAAAACTTGGGACTTTGATTTCGTCCCCAGGTTTAATATTGTTCCAATTTATGCCAATATTACCGATGTATCCCGCAATGATGTGATTAGCACTTGAGCAACCGTAGATTTTCTTTGCTATTTTATCTATGGAATCCCCTTTTTGGATCTTGTACGTGTATATCTCCATGTTTTTCTCCCCTATAAATATTTTTTTCTAAACTCTTGAATTTCCTTTACTCGAGAGGTATATTCGTCTATCATTTCCGTAAGAAAAATTTCTTCCTTGCTAAGAGCTTCCCGTACCGCCTTAGGCATGTGAGCAACCTCCTCTTTGTTTATTGTCCCTTGATTAACGTCTTGGACCTGTTCTATGACATGGCTTTTCTCTACTGTCTTTAGTTCCTCACTTTTCATGGCATCCCCCTTCTTTGGTCTTCCTGGTGGTATCTTCACACCGTTTTCTTTTAGCACTCTCCTAATGTCTGTTACATCACAGTCATTCAGGTCTGCTAATACGGAAATAGAAACGCCTCTCTTTGTATAACGCTCTACAATCTCGCAATCATCCATCATTAACATTATTTTCCTCCCTCCTTTGTGTGGTTTCCCAGCTTTTTATCCTTTCTGCTGCGGTTTTAAATGCCGCTGTATCATCTTCATCCTCTACCCTAAAGAGGAATATGGTTGTATCTGCATCAATATCCTTGTAGAACTCTATAGATGTTGGCTCATGTATGGAATATTTAGTGCGCATTCTAAGAGAATTTCTTGCCTTAATAGGCTTATACACAGCCTGAAATGCATCGTAGGCTTTTTTATATTCTTCTTGACTGTCCATAGTCCTCCTTTCTGCGGAGGGCAAGCCTCCGCAATCTATGTGGTATAAAAAGCATGAATCTAACGTTGTGTGTCTAAGTATGCGGAAATATCATTTGCAAGTATTGGATTTACCTTAGACAGTGCCTTTTGAGCTAGTTTCAAAAGGTCTTTTCCTTTGTTTCTTTCCTTAAGGAGCAGATAAAGGTTTGCTCTCTTTTCATCGTGGAGCTGTCGCACTGTAGGATAGTAATTATTCCCAAAACAAGTCCTATAGTTTAATTCGAGCCTTGTTTTAACATCTTCTGGAAGCCCTGCTACATCCAGGATGCCTCCTAGATAGGTGTCGTCTACTATTTCATACTCTTTTCCCTGATCAATTAGATTTGCTGTTTCAATCGCTATCCGTGTTAAGTATTCAGCTGCTTTGTCTTCATCTTTGGCCGATGTGGTCATCATATCCCCAAAACGTTCAAGTATTTGTGTATCTGTGTACTTTGGAATACATTTACACACCTCTTCCATTATTTCCGGATGAGTTTCTTTAGGTTTGGCCACATAATAGGTTAAATGGTCTCTTGTCTCTTTTCTTTGCTCAAATGCAGGGTATACAAAGCCTACAGATGGCTTTTCTATAATCCAGTCCTGATCTATTGTGTCTATGAGGTTTTTATACTGGTTGTATTGAAGTCCTGCCTTTTGAAGATGTACAGGACATATCAAAACTGAAATATATTGATATACATCCTCCGATTCCTCCAGCTCTACATCATCACTTGCCTTTTTGATTACGTCGTAGGTGTCATGGAACACCAAAATCAAGTAGCTGCCCACATAACTGAAATTTTCCATTATTTCTTGGTATAAAGCACTTAAAGCACTGTCTGTTAGCCCTTCCTGGGCTAAGCGCAAGAGAAATCCTTGACGTTGCTTCATATCATCAGGATTAAATGATAGGCTCAAGGTATTGGTGCCTATCTTTGGTGAATAAATGCCCTTTAGAAGCTCCAAATACTTCTTAAATTCGCTATCTTCGATATTTAAAAAGCTTTTATTAAAGCTTGTGGCTATAATCCCTTCACCATTGACATAAGCTCCTGCAAATCTATCAACTGTTACTACATCAGGCTTAAACCTGCCCTTTAATTCATTAATATCTTTTCCTGTAAGCATTTTTTACCTCCATTTGTTATACCTTAGCTCCTCTTCGTTCCAATCTTTGTAATGGCTTTTTAAGTAATTGGCAAAGATATCCATCATTTCCTGTCTATTGCCTTTATTGCCATTGTCGAGCATCATGTGATGCCATTTGCAGCCTAGAGCACCGTTTTTTGCTATGCCCAGACCTCCTTGTGAGCGTGGAATGTAGTGCATAACCTCGAATATGTGTAAATCTCCTGGGAATGCACCATTCATCATGTAACCTTGTTTGCAGAAGATACAGCCTGTATCTCTGTAATAGATTTCTTTTCGTTCTTTTGGGCTAAATTCACAGGCTCTTGCGCGTTTGCTTGCCACTACAGGTTCCTCCTTCAAATGTTATTGAGATACCGTGTCTTGATGCGTATTCAAACTCTTGACGGCATCCATTTGACTTTTCCCAGCCATTCATCATGTACATTACGTCGCACAAGTCGATTTGTGCTTTGCATATGTGCATAAATTCCTTGTGGGTGGTGTTCTCTGGAAGGAACATGTTGCAACGAGCTGGATTTATTGTCTTGTATCCTGCTGCATTCAGCTCACTTTCTGCCTTGTCGAACCTTTCTAGATAATCCGTGGTCCCTGTTATCGGACCGCTTAGATATACTCTCACTTCTCCCTTTTCCTCCTTAAAAGAATTCCAGCAATCGCCTCTTGTATTCCTCTATTGCTTGCTTTTGCTCTGGTGTTGCTTTTTTTTTCTAAATCCTCTGCAATGGCTGATATCACCTCTCTAGGGGATGTGGCTTTAATCATCTTCATCCTCCTCATCTGGTAACTCTATTTCGTATTCCCATAGAGCCATGGCTAGATTTTCCAAGCCGCTTGCTATCAGCTGTATCATGTTGTTCTTCAACTCTCTTATGCCATTGCATTTGATATCCTCTTTGCATACCTCAGCTCTTAGTCCATCCAGCAAATCAAGTACTTCCCTGCGCTCATACTCTACCGATTCAGGATATTTAGATGCTGCTGCAACCTCGCCAACTACTTGAGTATCAGGTTCACCAGCTTCACTTTCATGTGATTCTCCTTCATGTTCTTGTGAATTATTCTCATAGTCTTGCGGAATAATCTCAGGACAAGCTTCCTCAAAGCTTAGTTGTCCCTCTACCTGTTCCTCAATGTGCTCTGCATCATCATCTGGCTTTGCCTTTACTACCTTGGATTCCTTCTTTGGTTTTTTAAGCTTTTCAGGCTTACTCTCGCTCTTGGGCTCTTGCACTGGTGCAATTGGCCATTTTTTCTCGTAGCGTTTTTCCCATTTACCAATTGTAGTGTTTGGGAATGGTAATTTCTCGATAGCTCCTGCGTACTCCCATGCTGCCGCAACCTCAGCCCATGTATAGATTTCTTTTTCTCCAGTACGGGAATTGACTATGCTTGCCTTATCCTCTGTGCAGGTAAGCATCATTCTACCTTTGCCTATTACGCGAATAGAATAGACTTTGGTATCTGATGGAACCATGATAAGCGGAAGGGCTTTTAGTATTTCCTCTTCCTCCTCATATCCGTCTACTGCTGCAACCCTCTCATATAGTTCAGGCTCTGCCTCTCCAAGGGCTAGAATAGTCTGATATAAGAGCTGCGTGTGGTCATCTAGTTCAGATGTGTCGCCTTCTAGAGAATTAGAGCCTTCTAGCACACGTTCTATATCCGTTACCTTCGCTTCTGCATCAAACTCTGCCTTGACTGTTTCGATTTCTCTTTTGCTCATGCTTGGAGACAATTCTTCGTTCATTGTGTCTGGGAGCTGTAGCATGACCGATAATTTGGCATAGCCAAAACCTTGGTATTTGGTATCTAATCTGTCACTATAGCCTCCCTCAGCGAATCTATCGTTGATTGAAATAAATCTAGATACCTGTGTGGCATTTAAGCCATACTCAACCTCTGCAAACTCTGTTACCGTCTTATACTCGCTTTCTTTTAGTACATCCGTGTCTCTTGCTACCTTTAGCAGGTAGCCGATTCTTACAAAGCTTTCTACTGACTTTGATAATTCTTCTTTTAGACTATCTCTTAGTGTTTTATAGCCTTGTGTGTATATGATTTTCTCCATGCATCCTCCTTTATATCGCTTCCATGAAGTCAGCTTCCAGAACATCTGCTAAGAGCTGTCCTGCATACTTACCGTGCCATACTTTCTTTTCGTCTTTTCTTAGCTGCTTATAGTTCTCTTTTCTTAATTTGTCTGCTATAATTCCAAGCTTCTTTTCCTCTTTGGTTAGTTGCTTAGTGAAATACTTCTGCCATTTTTTAAGAAAAGCTACAGCGTTCCGAAAATCGTCGTTTTGCTTATCACCTGTGGTTCGCTTTTGCCTTATACTTCCAGAAGGCTCCACCTCCAATGTGTACCACGGAAAATCAGGATTGGCTGTTTTGCGCAAAAAGAATATATAGCTCTCATCTCTTTGAATCCTGTCGTAGTAATAATCCACGTTGTGAACGCAGTGACGCAAGCACAGCCCCTCTGTTACTATGTCTTCAATTCCGTTTGGAACAATAATTTGGTATCCGTCTGCTGTAAACTCGAACTTTTTTAGCTTCGGCATTTTTGAATTTACTTCTGGCCATTTTTTCTCTAGTTCCTTAACCAGCTTTTTACGCTCGCCTTTTAATGAATCAAGCACGAGCTTATCATGTTCGAGTTTTAGATTTTTGGGTTTAAATAACTGATCAGCTTCAATGTTTATCTTTGCCCTTTTTGCCATGCTCAAGTAGTCTCTCCAGGTTGTGATTGTTTGGTCGAGTGTTTCATCCATTTCCCTACTTTGTTTGATTAGGTAATTATAGGTTTTAGTAAGTGACAATCTTTCGAGAGCAAAATGTATATCATTGATTCCTATATCTTCTTTTGACAGGTTGCTGATTATCTCGTCTGGTATAACTTCATCATTCTTCTTTTCCAGCTGAAACCATTCGAGAGCTGTTGGGTTGCCATGCATAGCTATCAATCTCTTTAGCCTGAATTTATCTATCAATAACCCTGCTGCAAGTGATGAACTTTCTGAATATTTTTTCAGTGTTTCTTCGTCTCTTTCTCTTATCAGTTCTTCTGCTATATCAAACAATCCTACCTTGGCCAATCTCTCAATTACTGGATATTGTCTTTCAAGTGAAATATATCCAAGCAACCTTACAGGAAGCTTCTTTTGCCACAATGAATATGAACTATGCTTAAGTAATGGGCTATTTATTTTTTTCAGGTTTCCTGTATATAATTTTGCATTTCTAAAGTAACTGTAATAATAGCTGCTGGAAAATGCAGTGCTGTTTTTGCTGAGGCACCATCTGGTATATTTGTTTTTGTATGATTCCCAGTTGTAAGTTTTGAAGCGATTATCAGTTAAAATCCTCCTGGTGCTTTCATATAAAAACTCCTCAGGGTGCCTTAAGTCGTCTCTATATATTTCGCTATAGGTAAAGCTCCTTTCGACAATTCCGCCATCTATTTTTTGGATAATGTACCCAGTGCTTCCTTCTGCGCGTAGCGTTTTAAACTTACCTGTTGATTTGTAACGTATCTTAGCTCTGCATCTTGGGCATGTTCCTTCCTTGTTGTACCTTGGCTCTGTAATCATTACTTCGTGTCTGCAACATGTACACCAGCCTTTAGTTGTCTTCTTTGAGGTATACTTGTAGAAAATATAGTGCTCTAAGAGTACATTCTTTCTAGCCCATGCGTTTATGTTCTTGGGGAATGATGGGATTTTTGCCATATCTTCATCCCATGGTCTTTGTTCTTCTTTTTCCCTTCTTTTTGTCTCTGCGTCTTTCGCTTCCTGCTGCCACTGCTGCAATCTTGCTAGCCCTCTAACTCCTGTGTTTTGTTGTATAGGGAGTCTTGATAATGTTTTTGTTGCATCGGCGTTTATAAATATTTGTTGCTTGTTGTCGTATTGCCACCAGTAATGTTTTAGCCCTGCCTTTTCAAGTAAGTTATATATCATTGCTTTTGACCATCTCGCCTCGTTGCCTTCTTGATCTAACTCTCTTGTGATATATTCTTTGCCTTCAACATTCAAAAACACTTCAAATCTTGCACCGGTGCAATTTGCCCTCATCCAATCTGGGTCAAAGATTGCTATTTTTATATAAGCTCCTAGGTTCTGTATTCTGATAAAGGCTTCATACTCGTATATTTCTGTATCCTTTTTCTCGTATTTGTCGTGAACTGTTATTTTGTACTTAGCCTTTTGCATCATCTCTTTGGTCGCATCAAGCCTTCGGAGTTTTCTTAGCTCTGCTTTCTGCATCTATTTTTCCTCCACTTCTGAAGATAAGTCCTTTTGTTTCTTCCGTGACCTTGATTACATCAATTGAGACTATTTCTTTCTCGTGGATTCTGCCTTTTTCTTTTACAAGGAATAAAGTTGAACCCACATCACCTGATGCCTTTGGATTTATGCCCCTGACAATCAGGATTTCATCTTTTCTTGCCTCGCCTGTGTTCTTTTGTACGAAGCTGTCATATTCTCGATTAGGTCTTTTGTGCATCCACTCACATTCAAGAGCTGCTATCTGCTCTCTTGATACTTCTTTCAGAAGTGTTAATTCTGTGCATGATATTCTGTCGTATCCATCCTCATGAACATCACCTTTTGCTTCACAGATGCAATACCTCGCTCCTTTACTTGAATACCAGTGGAATACTTGAATAGGTTCCTCTACTGCATGAAATCCAGTTTCAGCACACTCAGCGATTTTTTCTTTGTAGGTTTCGCCTACCTTGTACTGAAAGCTTCCTTTTCCCCGGGTGCAGGTAAGGTCACTATTAAAACCTTTGTAACAAATCATTGCTGGCCTCCTAAGTAGTAGGTGCGCATGATATTGAAACGGGTTGCTTTATCTGGTACGCCTATACTAAATTCATGCCCGTGTAGAAACTTCTTAACCTCAGGTGCCAGTTCAACGATATCCTTATGGACTATTGCCTTATTCTTGAAGCCGTCCTCTGCCAAGGCTGCAATGTATCCTGCAAGGCATTTATCCTTGCTTCTGACTGCTGCACACAGCTCCGTATTATTGGTGCATTCACTTCTAAGCTCATCTGTCCAGTCTATAAGGATGCCGCCTAGTTTTAGGTATTCCTGCTCAGCCTTAAGCTTTCCAATTGCTGCGCTAAGCTCTGTTGTGAGCTCACTTATGCAGCCATCCATATAGTCCTCGGCTTCCTCTCTGTCAATTCCATTTTCCAGGGCGAGGGCAACAAGGCCTTCCTCATCTCCATTAAGCTTCATAACCATTGCAGCATTGTTTAGATCTGCTGCACTGTTAAATTCTCCAAACTTATCAAACATTTTTTAGCTCCTTTTCTTTTCTTTCCAATGTTGACTGCAACCACTTTGAATAGCTATGTTTTTCTTTGTCTACTATTACCTCTTTGCCTATTAGGTGTTCGTATATAGCGGCCCAGTGTGGTGCATATTTTAGCTCCTTGCCATTACTCTTTTTCCAGTCATGCTCTGACCATTGATAAATTCCAGATGCAGAAAGACCTTGCTCTACATATTTTGAATTGGTGTGTATTATAATGGTGCTGACTTGAGAGTTTATCCTACGCAACGCATTTTTCAAACATACTAAAAGTGCCTTGTTTTCCGTTGCGCTTTTGATAGGGCCTCCAGTAGTAATAGCATTTCCGTTTTTCTCTATAATGGCTATCCCGTAACCGTCCTTTTCATTTGGTCCTCTGATTGAGGTTTCTATGTAAACGTGTATCATTAGCCGCCACCCCCTTCCTTGTCAGTCTTTATCAGTGTGTAGGAAAAATACTCGTATCCTGTGAACTCAGAAATACCTTCCCTGACAGAATCCTTTATTAGGTGATAGCCTTTTGGCTTCTTATATCGCTTTCTGAATGTTGGGGCAGATATGACTCTCTTCTTGACTTTTGGTTTGCGCAGATTCCTTGATGGTGTCCAGCGTCTGCCTATGAGAGTTCCTTCTGTCTGCTCAGTCTTACTTGCGTACTTCACAAAGTATGCCGCTACCTTGGAGTATTCTCCTGTGTGTAATGGATCAATGTGAATACCCCCATACTTCCAATACTTGGAAAGAAGCTTCAAGTCCGTGCGGCTCATCATGCAATGCCAATGTCTACTTCCTCTAGGTCCCACTTCCTTGACATAGATGTATTTCAATTCCTCATTCTCTTTTTTCAGAGCATCTTTGAGCTGCCTTAGGAATTTTGAAATGTACTTTTGCATTTCCTTACTTCCTGGCGGACTAAACTCTTTGTAGAAGTCAAATGTTACTAGTAGGTCTCCATCCTCAAAATTTGCATTCATGAGCCTGCGTAAATCTCTTTCAGCCCTTCTTTGATTCACTCTCTTTTGAGCTTCACAGGTTGGGTTATCTTTCGGTTGCCTCTTCTCTCCCTTTATGTGAGTTCTATAGGTATAGTATTTTGAGATTTCTATAGTATTTCCTGCCACACATACCTCCTCGATGTATGGCATACAATTATTCTCCTTTTTGTCGTTAAGATAATAATTTTATCAAGGTACTTAGGAGCCCTTCAGCTCCTTGTTTTTCTTGACTTTTACCTAAGTTTTGCTATAATAATTCTTAGGTATTTTATTTTTTGATTTCTTGAATTAGTCGCCTCTTGTAGGCGGCTTTTTCAATGCTCTTTTTTCGATTGAAATTAGTGCCGACTGGCAAGATAATTCTCCCAATTTCATCCCGTATCTCCCTTACTTATAAAATGTCACATCACAGTACGTAAAAAGCTCTTCCAGGTTCTCTTTATGCCATGTAGCAGTACTGTAGTTGGCTTCAAAGTAAAGAGCTCCTGCTGAACCATCCCAGTAGTTAATCACCCACTCTAGTGCCTCATAGCACTCTTCATCAGGAACCGCTTCGTAATATCTGCCATCACTGACGGGGCTGAATTGCCCAGGCTGAAATATTACATCCTCGATGGTATTAGGAAACTGGTCTGATTCGACTCTGTTCTTGACTACGCACATTACTAGAGCTTTACCGATAACCCCTTGGTTCTCAGCTTCTGCCATTGCAAGCTTCATCAGCTGCTGACTTTCTTCGTCGGTGAAGTCTAGCCCTGCTTGCGAGGTAGCAACTGGTTCTTCCTCGATTGTTATCTTGTATGGGGCTGATGAATCCTTTCTTATTGCGTCTACTGCTGCAATCACTCCAGCTTTACCATTTGATTGTCTTGCTACAATCATTTGCTCTAGTTCTCGATCTAAATGGTCAAGCGTTAGCTTGCTTATTACACCGCCAACAAGCATTCCTGCCGTGACTTGTATCGCTAACTCAAGCAATAAACCTATTTTTTCTTTTTTCACTTGTTTTCTCCCTTTTTGATTATTTCCATCTTGATAACTTTGGCCTGTTTGCTGATATCCTTAATTGCTAATCCTTTTGACATAGCTTGCATAATTACTAGATTGGCTTGCTCTTGTGTCATGTGAGTTTCCAGCTCTGCTCTAAATGCAAGTGTCACGTGTACCAGCTCTGTTATCACATCAGGCTCAGAGCCTTTTAGCTCTACCGAACCTTCTTTAGCAATTATCATTTTTTCTTTATTCCCCCAGTTCTTTAATTTCTTTTCCCAGTTCAAGCAGCGTGCTATCTCCTGCAAATCTTGTAGTCTCCAGACCAGTAATGGTATTTCTGAAGGCTGCAAGCATTTCATAGCCTTCATCAATTCCTAAGTCCACAGCTTCCTGGATATCCCTTAGCTGGGATTGATAGCCTGAAAATGTTTCATCATAACTCATAACCCACCTCCTTCGCTTTAGCGAATATTGGCCAAGAAGTCGTCAACGTACTCTTGGTATACGTAATAAGTTTTACGACCGCCGCCCTGAACTGATGGCAATGCTTTACCAATTGGTAAGAGCCCTCTATCTATCTGTACTCTGACAGCTTGTGGACTCATGCCTAGCTGATAGGCAGCATTTTTGATTGTTATTCTTTTCATTTTTTCACTTTCCTTTCTGCTATAGTCAATCTGCGTACGATAAGCTCAATGCTGTTTATGAACCCAACAAAAGGCTTATTGAAAATTAACTTTGAGTATTCTTGATAGTACTTTTGAGAGTCTTTCAAATCTTTGTTTTTCATTTTGATTGGCTCTCAATTTCTTTAATAGTTCTTCCATACTTTCCTCCTTCCCGAATACTTTCTTTTAACAATTGTTTTACTTAGATGTTGTCAACATCTAAGTAGTTGTGATAAGCGTAGGTTATCACAACCGTAACTTGTTAGGTTACTCCTTAGCAAAAAAAATTTCCATCGGATTCTCAATATCCAATTTTTCAATCATTATTTCTATCTCATCACTCCCGAAGACTCCTTTTTTCATTTTGAGATACATTGTTTTTGAGCTTATGCCAAGCATTTTAGCTATATCTTTTTGACTATAGCCTTTTGTTATAAACTTACCTTTAAGCTCATCTACCTTAATCATTTTGTTCATCACCTCCGTAACTTGTTAAGTTACTTAATATCATATTACATTTTTGTAACTTGTCAAGTTATTTTTTTCTTGTTTAGTAACTTTTTTGATGATATTATGTTTTTATCAATAAATAATTAAGGAGGTGCAACTTTTGACAGTGGGAAAACGAATAAAAGAATTACGCGAATCACTTGGTGTTTCCCAAGTTGATTTCGCAGATAAAATCGGAGTATCGAAACAGACTTTATATAAGTACGAAAACGATGTTGTTACCAACATCCCATCAGATAAGATAGAACTTGCAGCAAAGCTCTTGAATGTATCTCCTGGCTATCTTATGGGATGGGAAGACGAACCCTTGCCTAAGAGATTACAAATTGAAGGTCTAGATAGTAATGAAAATACTTTGGTGGACAATTATAGAAAGCTTAATGATAATGGCCAGAACCAACTGCTGCAACGCTCAGAAGAATTACTGAAGCTGGGTTACACCAAATGAATTAAACTTTTTCGCCTTAAAAACTTTAATTCGTTTTTAAATTGCTTGTTATTTTGGGGTGTTTTGTAAATGAATTAAAATTGACTGCTCGGATTTGAGCTGTCGAATTTAGGTAAACAAAAAGCACTCCGTAGAGTGCTAAATTGTTCGCAGTTGTTCAGGCTGCTATTTTAGAATTGACTCGTAATGAGCATTCATCATCCTAAAGATATATTATCACATCTTTTTCTTTTGTCAAATAATGCAGCTCCACCCTCTTTCGTGGTGCCTTGCCTGTCGGTTACATGAGATTTTAATGTCTCAATTGAACGGGTTGAGCTTACAGGCTACACTGCCCTTTGAGAAGAGCTTCTGCTGCATCATCAGGCTAGATTAACTAGCGGTCACTTTCGTGACGGTCGTGCCAGAGCTGACATAGCAATTGCGCTATGCTCACTGCTAACTGAGCTAATTGGATGAATATGCTCATACTTATCTCCCTCTAACTCATGCAACCAGACAAAGCTTATTATATAGATTTATAGATTATATTCAAGGAGTTGTTTATGTTAATTCAATGTCCAGAATGCATGAAAGAGATATCTGATAAAGCTCTCTCATGTCCTAACTGCGGATATCCTATGCAAGACTTCGCTCTGGGATATTCTCAGCTTAATAAAATAACAAAAGGTTCAATCAGGCAGACTAAAAGAGAACACAGGAGGCTGCCTAATGGCTTTGGCACTATCCGTAAGCTCTCAGGTAATAGACGTAAGCCTTATGCTGTGTATGCCCCTACAGCCTCTTATGATGATAATGGTAAGGCTCTGGGGCGTAATTGCTTAGGATACTTTAAGGACTGGTATGAGGCTTATGATTGCCTTGCTAAATATCATCTGAACGATAACAAGAGGTCTCTTACCTTTGCTGATGTGTTCTATCTCTTTTATGAGGATAAATTCTCTAATCCTCTGAAGGAGTATTCTGAGCTTACTAAGAATTCTTATGAATACAATTTTCACATTGTAAAATGCTTTCACGAAATGCAGTTTGTGGAACTTACTCTAAAGGATTACCAGGGCTTTATAAATGATAATGCTGACAAATCCTACGCATGGCAAAACAGCCTACGCACATTGTTGAATCAGATGTATGAATATGCTTTACGTGAGGAACTGGTTGATAAGGATCAGGCTGAAGGTCTGCAGCTTAAGGGTAACGATACACAGATGGGTATACCTTTTACCGTGGAAGATATCAGGAAACTCTGGGCGCACTCTGATGAATACTTTACACGTATAGCTCTTATCCTTTTATATACAGGGCTCAGAATTGGGGAGCTAAAAAAGGTGAATATAGATTTAGAGAATAGAATTATGCAGGGTGGTCTTAAGACCACAGCGGGCAAAAACAGGATTATTCCTATTCACCCTGACATTTATCCATTCGTAAAAGAATTTGACCAGCAAAGCTATAATTCAAAATCCTACGGCTACCGATTTGAACAAGTGAAACAACTCTGCGGTATCTCTAAAGAGGTTGAAGGAAATAACAGAACACCTCACGATTTGAGACATACTTTCTCTTGGATGTGGGATAAATTCATTAACGAGGATGAAGTTTCTAAGCATCTTATCATGGGTCATTCTTTAGGTGCAGATGTGGAGAAAAGTACATATGGTCATAGAGATTATCTGAGAAGTATTATTATTTGAGAAGATTGCTGTAACCCATTACAGTTACAGCATTTTCTAAAAATCTTCTCAAATAATATTTTATCTCTTTTTCAGGAAGTCTGGAATATTGTCTGCAACC